GAATATAAACAAGTTATAAACCACGAAATGAGACATGCTACTGATATGAAGCTTGGTAAATTAAAGTATGATGATAATAGTGTAACGTATAATGGTGAGGTTTTTTCAAGAGAAACTATAAATGGTAAAGATATGATTAAAGTAGATGGCGAATGGAAAGAAGCTGGTGACACTGGTTTTCCATGGGAAGATGATGCTAATAACGGAACAAGATAATATGTGGAGCTTATTTAAAGATAAAAACGAAATAAACGAAAAAAACGTAGTTGGGTTTGCATCATTTGTAGTGATGTGTTTATTTGCCGTAGCTGATTTATTAACTAGTATATTAGCAGATAAAGATTTAATTATAAACGAAGTTGTTTACAATTCATTTGTATGGGTAACACTTGGGTGTTTTGGTATTAGCTCGTTTGAAAAAGTAAAAAAGAAATAAATATGGCAGTAATAACAGTAATAGGTGGTATACCATTATATGATAACTTACAAGAAGCCTTAGCTTGGGCAGCTGCAAACAATCTTACTGGTTATCACACGCATAACTGGCAGGGCCAACAAGGTTTTATGGGTGGAGCTACTCATCTTCAAGCAACAGGTATGCCACTAAATACTAATGCTCCAAGCATTGTTAATCCAAACCCTCCAAGATCAACAATGAGAACTACAGCCCCAAGATCTGTAACTACAAGACGTATTACGCCCGGAAGTACAACAACCGGTGGTGGAGGATCAACTGGTGGTGGAGGATATTAAAATTAAATTATGTTAGGAAAATTATTTTCAGGAGGAGCAGCAGAATTAGTAAAAGGTGTAGGTGGTGTTATAGACAACTTACACACATCTAATGAAGAAAAGCTTGAAGCTGAAAGAAAAATAAAAGAATTAATTGCCAATTATGAAGTGGAGATGGAAAAGAACATCACAAGTAGATGGGAGGCAGATTTAAAATCAGACTCTTGGCTTAGTAAAAATGTTAGGCCATTAGTATTAATATTTTTAATAGTATGCACCATGCTATTAATATTTATAGATGCAGGTGCATTAAAGTTTGAAGTTAAATCATCGTGGGTTGATTTACTTCAATTAGTATTAATAACTGTGATCGGTGCTTATTTTGGTGGTCGATCATTTGAAAAAGTAAAAAAATAAAATGATTAATAAAAAAACATTTACAAAAGTATTACCAACATTACCTGCTAGTATACAAACAGCAGCTTATGCTGATACAGAAATACTATTTGATTGGCACGAGGTAAAAGGTTTTAAAGGTTCTTCAATAGACGGTATACAAGTTATAGTAAGAGGTACAAACGGCGCTGATCAAACTATGGTTGGTATAGATTTATTATTTGCAACTAGTCATATTAGAGAAGAAGAAAAAAATATATCCGTAGATCAAATACCTCCAACTTTAGGAACTACTGGAGCTGCTATAGACACATTTCAATGGAAAAACAATTTAGTAGGATATGTTCCTATTGCATCTGGAGATTTTATAGATGGTGATTTAGTTGTTTTAAATATAGCTACAAAATCAGGTTTAAATATACCTGTTAGTGGAGATTTGTATGTTGCAGCTATAGCAAAAGGCGCGTTAGATTTTAGATCAACAGTACAAGTTGGCACAGAGACAGCTACTAACACTACGGCTGTAGTAGTTAAAACTACGTCTGCCTTGACTAACTTTGCTCCTGGTGATGTATTACATGACGAAGATAATTTAGTTATTGGTACTGTTAAATCAGTTACTGACGCTACAAACATTGTATTAACTAAAAATTGTCAAAGTGTTAGCGCTGTAAACAAAGATCTATACAATATACACCCGATACAACTAATGTTATCTGGTTCAATATAAATTAAATAATTAACTTAAATTAAATAAAATGGCAAAAACAAAAGAAAAAATAGTAGACTTAAAAGCTAAACCTGAAAAAATTACTGATGAGCAATTAAAAAAAGTTCAAGAATCAGTAAGCAATATGAATAGAGTTCAATTAGAAATAGGCTCTATGGAAGTTAGAAAGCACGAAATGATGCATAATTTAGCTGGTTTAAGAGACGAGCTAACCGTATTACAAAAAGAGTTTGAAAAAGAATATGGCACTTTTGATATAGATATTCAAACTGGTACTATAAATTATTCAAAAGAAAATGGCGAAGTTAATAAGAAAGATTAGTATAGGTAAAGATTACAAAAACGATGCCATGCACTATGCTGTAGGTCAAGAAGTTTACGGTGGACATACGATATGTGATATATTAGAAGAAGATGATAAATACTCTATTTACATAAAGAAAAAGAAAGATGTGTTGCCTTGGAAAGACTTTAATAAAAACATGGCTGTATCTGTAGAGTATAACTTAGAATACTAATGAAAAGCGTTTACAACTTTGTTGTAAAGCCAAAAGGAGAAAGATATAACAATACTAAAAAGCTAGATGATGGTGAATTAATTCTTAATACAGAAATTTATAATCATCAATATGTTAATAGAGAAGCTATTGTTATATCAACACCTATAATTGGTGATACAGATATAAAGCCTGGCGATACAGTTGTAGTACATCATAATGTATTTCGTAGGTGGCATAATCAACATGGTGAAGAAAAAAATAGTAGATCTTATTTTAACGAAAATACTTATTTTATAAATCACGATCAAATTTTTCTATATAAAACAAATAAAAAGTGGATAGCTCCAAAAGGCTATTGTTTTGTAATACCTTTAAAAGCTACAGATAAGTTTAATACTGAATCTGAAAAACCATTACAAGGTATTGTTAAATACACAGATGGCACTATAGAAGTAAATAGTTTAGTTGGTTTTACTCCTAATAGTGAATATGAGTTTATCGTTGATGGCGAAAGACTATATAGAGTTTTATCTAAATTTATTACAATTAAATATGAATATCAAGGAGACGAAAAAGAGTATAATCCAAGCTGGACGCAAAGCAGTTAATGAGCTGATAAAAGTAGCAGAAGAAAAGATTATTACAAACACTGAAGATGATGTATCAGCTGATAGACTAAAAAACGCAGCGGCTACTAAAAAATTAGCTATATTTGACGCATTTGAAATACTTAACAGAATTCAAGAAGAAGAAAACATGCTTGAGGGCAAAGCATCTGAAGAGAGAAAGGAAAAAGTCTTTAAAGGATTCGCAGAAGGTAGATCTAAGTAATGTACGAGCAAAGTTTAGTTAAAATAATAGAACCTATTAAACGCACGACTATTAGTCGGCTTAACAAATCTAAAAAATGGAAATATGGATATGATAAAGAACATGATGTCGTGGTTATCTCAAAAACTGGGCAAATCGGTGAAGTGGTTGAAATACAAAATTTGCGTATCGCGCTGCCAAAACGACCAGTGCGAGTGCACGTACATGAGCTAAATAAATGGGTAAAGTTTAAACAACCAAAAGATTTAGAGCGTTTAAAAAATATATTTGATTGGAGATCATATCCTGAAGAACAAAAAGATCAGTGGTACGATTATATAGATGAAGAATTTAAAAGAAGAGATGAAGGTTTTTGGTTTACTAATAATGGTAAACCAACTTATATAACAGGTACACATTATATGTATTTACAATGGAGCAAAATAGATGTAGGTGCTCCAGATTTTAGAGAAGCAAACAGGTTATTTTATATATTTTGGGAAGCTTGTAAAGCAGATAAAAGATGTTATGGTATGTCCTACCTTAAAAACCGTAGATCTGGTTTTTCTTTTATGTCAAGCGCTGAAACAGTTAATTTAGCTACTATATCAAGTGATAGTAGATATGGGATACTATCTAAAACAGGTGCAGATGCAAAGAAAATGTTTACTGACAAAGTTGTGCCTATTAGTATAAATTATCCGTTTTTTTTTAAACCTATTCAAGATGGTATGGATAGACCAAAGTCTGAGCTTGCTTATAGAGTACCTGCTAGTAAGTTTACAAGAAAAAAAATTACAGCTAACGAAAAGTTAGAAGATATACAAGGATTAGATACAACTATTGACTGGAAAAATACTGGTGATAATAGTTATGATGGTGAAAAACTAGCATTATTAGTTCACGATGAAAGTGGTAAGTGGGAAAGACCTGACAATATATTAAATAACTGGCGTGTTACAAAAACATGTTTACGATTAGGTAGTAGAATTATAGGTAAGTGTATGATGGGTTCAACATCAAATGCTTTAGACAAGGGAGGTGATAACTTTAAAAAATTATATAATGCATCAGATGTCACTAAGCGAAATAGAAATGGTCAAACAAAATCTGGTTTATACTCTTTGTTTATCCCAATGGAATGGAACTACGAAGGATTTATTGATGAGTACGGAGTTCCAGTATTCACTACTCCTGACACAGATGTGTTTGCCCCAGACGGTGAACTAATAGATATAGGCGTAATAGATAATTGGCAAAATGAAGTTGATGGTTTAAAAGATGATCAAGACGCTTTAAATGAATTTTACCGTCAATTTCCAAGAACTGAAGAACACGCGTTTAGAGATGAAACAAAAAATTCTATATTTAATCTAGTTAAAATATACGAGCAAATAGATTACAACGAAGAGATGTCTAGAACGTTAGGAATTACAACTGGTAATTTTCAATGGGTTAATGGTATAAAAGATTCACAAGTAATATTTTACCCAGATCCAAAGGGTAGATTTAAAGTTAGCTGGGTTCCACCTCAGCAATTACAGAATAGAGTGGTACTTAAAAATGGTGTAAAATATCCTGGTAATGAACACATGGGAGCATTTGGTTGTGACTCTTATGATATATCAGGGACTGTAGATGGAGAAGG